ACGGCGAATACATATATGGGAACTTGAAATATGGTAAAGTTATATCTTGATTAACTAAAGCTATATCGCTTGTTTCGTAAACCGGATTAAAGGATAAAAAAGAAACAGTATCTATACTACTATCATTAGAATCATTTTTAGTATAAATTCTTCTAACTCCTTCTAAAGATAATATATCATTAGCTAATTCACTTAGTTTTAAATTTTGACCAAGATTATTATTACTTGGATTAAAGAATGCTTTTATCAAATTACCAGCTCTGGCTTTTAGTGTATCTTTGTTAATTTTATTATTAACTTCTCGTACTATATAAAGAAAAGTTTGATCTAAAATATCTAGAGTTAAATCAGCTGAATTAGTAAAACCTAACCCGTAAG